TTCTCTGCTAGGAGATTCTTTGATATAAAGAATCCGGGAGATGTTGATTCTGTTACGGCTCAGATGGGGGCGAATCCTAGTGATCAGGCCTTTTTCGCTGCTGCTGTTCAGATGGCCAATCTTACATCTTCTACTCCGACGTCGTTTACTTTGGTTACTCAGATTGATTATATTGTGCAGTTTGGGGAGCCAAAGGATCAGTATAATATCTAATAAAGAATTAGATTAAAACTATCTGGTTTATTGATTTTATTTCGATGATGTAATTGATTCTTCTCATGAATGCCGCCCTGCGGCGTTCGTCTTCGAATGTGTAGAGGTCCTTTGGGTCGAGGTTTGTTATGATGAATATGCGTGTCCATGCCGCGTACTTGTTTTGGTAGCGGCAGTTGAGGGGGCATTCCCATTTGTCGAGGTACATTAGCATGTCGGTGATAGGCCAGTCTTTGCTGTCGAATTCGTCGAAGATTACTGTTTCCTCGCCGTTGTAGTTGTCAAAAGGGCCACGTCCAGCCCTGATCGTGTATCCAGTAGGATGCGCTTTGCGAACTCTGTGCGTTTTTCCAGTCCCAGTCTCCCCCCATAAAAGGGTAACTGCAACATTGCGTTCGGCCGGTGGTTTCTCCTTGTTGAGAAGGTGTAGGGCGAGCAACCCGCTGTGGAACTTCACGAACTGCGTCGGGTATTCGCGCGCAATCTCCTTCATACTCTTCGTAGCTAATTGTGTCGGTATCTGGTTAATGGTGTTAGCGCGCACGCAAAGAGACATTTAAATGTGATGTCATACCGGAGAGAATCTCCTTGGTGACGTCTTCCAAATCCGAACGATGTCCTTGTCTTCCTGCTTTTTCGTCGAACTTTCCGAACTCAACGAAGTCTTTGTCTTTTGTGCAATACTCTCTGTTGCTCTTCTCGTCGCCGTTTGCCTTCTCGAGATGTGCGCGGGCGTCTATCATATTCTTAACGCTGACGATGGACTTTGGAGTTTTGAAGCGGACATACCCTTGGAGGTGTGGCGTTCCGCTTTCGCCGCGTTCGCGTCCGTATACGAGATATTCCATTGTGGAATGGAGTACCGGCTCGAAGGTGTAATTGTTGACGGTGAAGCACCACCTGGTGTAGCGTTTTGCCATTTTGAATAATGGTTTAAAAATAAATTAGTTTGCGGCAGAAAATATCATGTATTGCGTCAAAGAATCTACACCTGGGTCATTGGGTGACAACATACAGACGATCCGCGGCGGGAGCCGCCGAGATACACGCATGCCGGAGTTATTAGAAAAGAACGTAGGTGAGGAGCCTCGAAGAGGCGACGAGACCTTTCTGACATCAGCGATTCACATGTTACACGTAGGTTTGCACCCCCGTGGCCTAAAGGTGTAGTATTACCCTTTAGGCCACTTCTTGCGCCAAAAAATATCTGTGACGTAGTCTGCAACTGGGCTAAGTTAACATTATTATAAGGTATTGATGTATGTACGCAGGTATAACAAAAGAGGCAAGCGCTCTCGTCGGGCGCGTGGAAGGTCGTCGATGCGATTCCGTCGTCGTGTTCCTAGGATTTTTAAACGCTATAATAAGCGGAGGAATCTTCCTCTTGCTGATCAGAAACTTAAGCGAGTGGTGAAGCTTAGATTTACTACTTCTGAGTTGGTTACCGCTGGAGCCGCAGGTTTGATGGTCCCTCTGAGAACTTTCCGTGCGAATTCTATATATGATCCGGATTTTACTGGAGTTGGCAATTCTGTTGCGGATTATGCTCGTTGGTCTGCATTATATGATCATTATACTGTTCTGGGTAGTAAGATTACGTATACTATCTCTAAAAATGCGGAAGATATCAACGGAATGGTGTTTTTGACGAAGCTTGATGATGATGGTACTGCTTTTAGTGCTGCTCAGCAGTATTATAAATGGAATTCTGATCGCCAGGTTAAGATGAAGACGTTTAATCTGACGTCTTATACTTCTCAGGCTCAGTTTAAGTTTAGTCGCACCTTCTCTGCTAGGAGATTCTTTGATATAAAGAATCCGGGAGATGTTGATTCTGTTACGGCTCAGATGGGGGCGAATCCTAGTGATCAGGCCTTTTTCGCTGCTGCTGTTCAGATGGCCAATC